ATCTTCCAGGCGGATAGCTTCCCTGGTAATTTTCTTTTTGATGGCGATAACGAAGTCTATTACCCTTATGTTGGGCACGTAATGAGTGCTCAATCAAATCTTTATAATCTTTTTGATCAGTACGCAGCATTCAGGGGGGACGATCGGTACTATCCCCTGGGAACTGGAAGATATCTAATCTGCGTCTCCAGTACCCGCAACGAACCACTCAATTACAACGTAGGACTTGTTGTTGAGTTTCCAACAGACGATCTTTTTATTCTTCTTGAAGATCTTGACGGAAGCAAGCTTGCCCTTGAAGACGGCATTGATACCGCCAATACAACAACAATTGGACCGATTATTGCTGTAAATACGGTTGTAGACGGTGGCTTTAACGCTTTTACGGAAACCTTAGCTCAGATTAACTCTGGAGTGACGGTTACAATCGATGCAGGTTATACGTGGCTCATTGGAGAAGTGGTGCCCCCTGGCCAAGAACCACAGGATCTGTTTCTATTGGATCTAAGTCCTAACTACGATCCATTAGATAATCACGAACATTCGCGTAGTGAGTGGGTTGAAGCATGGGATAGGGAGCACCAACAAACAGATAAGTTTCCTGCTGTGTTCGAACCGTTAATTACTCGTCCGTAGTTGCTAGACTTTTTAAAAAAGTACTATGACTACACTTGTTGCTAATGTACCTCCAACGAAAGTTTGGGTCAGAAAAGAGTATTTATACGATCTCCAGAAAGGTCATGGTGAATACACTCCTGGTTATTGGGTAACATGTAAATCTCTTACTGGAAGAGCCTTATATTTTGAAACTTACCTCACCGAATATGGGGCTTTATATGACAAGCTTCCCATTAGCGCATTCTTGTCTTGGGATTCAGATTATCCGGATAAGCCACAAGCTCCTACACCTGATCTTCCGTTAACCGATCTTCAGTATTGGAATGGATTTGATCATGGTTTGACTGTGATCGAAAAGAATCTTATCTTCAATATGCGTTTTGAGGTGCTAACAAGAGAGCATGGTGTAATGCAGGGCACATATTTATTCACAATTGATAACTACCATCCACATCGTAACGAACCCGACTTTTACTTCTCGGAGTTTCCCGATGAACACAAATCGCACAACATTGTGGCTTTGGACAATGGCCAAATTGGGGCTTATCCTAACAATCGCTGCCGAATGGTTGACCCATCACTGACGTACCACAACCTAAAGACGCCTGACTTTAAGGTGTCTACCAGGTACTTTGATGTTGAGTGTGCTCCCAAGTGGGGCAGACTTGGTGAATCAGACGAATATTTCTGGAAGACGCCCAATGAAAAAGAAAAAGAAGTTGGTGACCAAGAAGCTTCCAAACTCGTACCTGCTGAAGATGCGTCTGATTCCTTACTTAAGGGACTCTGCGGGGACGACATGGCTTGCATCATTAGCCACTGGAAAGAGTATGCGCCAGATCAACGATTGGATGGAGAAGCGTGGGAAGAGGCCATGCGTAAGGCGCTTGGGACAAAATTTGACAGGTAAAGTAACTCTTCATTTCTATCGAACCGTAATTGACACATTACGTCAATGGTGTGAGGAGTTAGCACCAGGGGATATGATTGCTTTCAGGTGTGAAAGCGCTGACCCTGACAAGCAGTATCGAGTATGGGGCAAATGGTTGGCACGTAAAGATAGTCAGTACCAGTGGAAGGGTAATCCTGAATTAAAGTGTTATACCTTCTACAAGCAAAGATACGTAGAATAAAAGAAGAGTTACCGAATACTCATGGACAAGATTAACCATTACGTTGAAGTTGCGCTGTCTATTCACGCAGCCGCATCTATTATTTGCGCTCTGACCCCTACGCCTTCTGATGACAAGTTTCTTGGCAAACTTTACAAAGTAATTGAAACTATTGCTTTAGTTGTTGGCAAAGCTAAGCAGCGCTAATCAACAGGCTGAAACCACATCACAACGCCACCTTCGCGTTCAACCCATTCTCTTGTTGCGTACGCTTCTTCTTTTGGAAGTGTTACGCATTTTTTTTCGTCGCCTACATGCCAGCAGATATTCACTTTTATCTTCGGGTCTCTTTTGACTTTCATTTATTTACAAGAATTGCCCAGCCAGTGTTCGGTCCATCCACTTCCCAGCGGCGTATCCAATTTTTACGACTGTAACGAATACCGTCACCAGCCTTGGTTTTGTTGTTGACGTATCCACCTTTTGTCATATCAGCTTCCCCGTACGGATCGTTATGAACAAAATGCGTAGGAGTAAAACCACGAATCACAGACCAGTGCCCACCACCAGATGGTTTTGTAATTGTTCCATGATGCAACCAGCCAACAGCAAGTGGCCTACCATTGCGAATTTCATTCTCAATGATCGCAGCGTTACCGTTGGTAATGAATTTTGCATTGAGTCCCAGGTGCCTTAGTGCTTTTAACTGAGCCATGGAATCAGTAGTGTCACCAAAATTTTTACGAATGTTGTTGTATTCATCATCTGATTTAACTTTGCCGTAAAAAGATGCAATCATTGCACAACTAGAGGAGAAGCATTCTCTTGAACCAGTACCTGATTGGTTGTCTAGTTGATAAAAGTATGGAACAGCAAGGATTTTTTCACTGATTACATCAGGACCAGCAGGTGGTTTGCCTACTTCACGATCCATGATTTGAATTAGTTTTGTTGCGTAGTCTGGATCAGTGGCGTAGCGTTCTGCTACAAGAAGATGTGCGCACTCATTACGAGTAGAAGCACGGTTAATACCTTTGAAATTACTGTAGTCTTTGTACCAGCGATCAACTAGGTATTGAATACAAGAGGCAAGATCTGGAAAATCAAGAAAATCAGCATTGATTTCAATCCACTTGTTATTGATGAATTCCTTGGTGCCAGCCGAACTTCCTTTGCCTTTCAGTCCAAAGTAGTTGTTCTTTCCTGAGGTGTGTTTACCGTACCCACTCTCGAGTGCCCATTGTGCAGCAACAACTTCAGGAAATTTTGCTCCGGCTTTCTTTGCATACTTGAGTACACCGTCCCAAGTATTGGTAACAGTCTTATTATCGACTGGCTGTTGGATAACAAGTTCTGGATTCCTATAAAGACGCGCAAATTCTTCTTTTTGCTCTGGTGTAAGAACTGAATTCAACCAACGGAATGCCCTGACTTGATGGTCGAGGCCATTGAAATACGTTGCAGCATCTACTAAATTTATTGTCATTTTCTTATAAGTATCTTCATTACTACTATAAAATGACCAATAAAAAATGCGGCCGTATTGACCGCACCTTTTGTTTAGATCTTTGTTAGCTTACTCAGCTTCTTCAAGAACTTCGGGTTGAACTGTTTCTTCTGGAGAAAACTCCAAAGATTCAATCAGTTGACCAATCAGATTCCCTGAGAATTGAATCAGATTGGCATCCCCAGTAGCTCGAGCAGCACCAAATGAATTGATCGCAGAAATTAGATCAGACTTTTTACAAGCCATGAGATTGCAACAACTTCAAAAAGTATAACAAAGATCACCAAGGTACGCCAGCAGCGGAAGTAGGATGAAGTTTTTGTTGAATCTGGTTATGCAGTGATTCTTCAATGCTAACAACTTGATCCACGCCAAGAGCTGCAAGCACCCAATTAACAACCTCTTGCTTGGTCAGTTGATCAAAGGGAACAAAAGAAGAGGGATCAGGATCACCAAGGCCGGTGCTTCCATATGCACCAGTAGTTTCACCGTCTTCTTCCAGTGAAACAGTCCAGTGAACTGTGTACACAGCACCATCGGGACATGTATCGCCATCAGGAAGATGACGCTCCATGTTAGCAATATCCCAGGTAGCGTTAGCCATAACAAAAGTGTTTTCTTTATTTTACACTAACGCTTTGCAACACGTTTAAACTCCTCCATAAACTCTTTTCCCATTAGTTTTTCAATATCTCCAGGTTGAAGATTGTTGATCAACTTCATACATTCTTTAAAACGTCGCTTGTTTTCCTCTTCTGTTATTTGTTCTTTTGCCATTTTAGTGTGACAGGACTACTCTACCGTAGCTGACCCGGTTATTGCCGAGCCAGCTAGATTTTCGAGTAGGACTTCTAGGTTTAGGCGATACCAGCATCCGTGAGACGCTGTTCGAGCGCCTCAATGCGCTCTTTGCTTTCTTTTAGAGCGGCAACAAGAAGGGGAATCACTTCCGTGTAGCGAAGATTGAGTTTGTCTTGGTCGCCTGCGTCAACCGCTTCTGGCAGGACCGATTGGACATCCTGCGCAATCAAGAAACTACGACTGGTGCCAGGCTCATCGTCTATGTAGCGACCAGTTATCGCACGCAGTGTGGATACTTTAGTTAACCCGTCGTCGATAGGCACTAGGTCAGTTTTTGCACGTTCGTCGGAGTAGGAAGCCCAAGATGTAGCTCCTCGTGAAAGAGAAACGCCACCAGCGCCCGCGCTGTCGTTCCCTTGGCAGATAACAACAACTAGCCCTTGAGTTGACCCGTCGGTTTGAGGATCATAATCAAACGCCCCGACATTTCTCGGTGTGCCACCTATTGACCTTCGTATTCGGTAGGCGGGCGCCTCTGGGCCAGCGGTAAATCTAGCTACCCCGGTCGAATCAATCCTCATCCGCTCCGTCGGGCTGCTCGCTCCATCGGCGGTAGTGTAGAACACTAATCTGCCCGGCATGTCGTTGGCGCCGGGGGTGCCGTCTACTTCGCACCCAATAAACGCAGCTTGAGTGTTTGCATCGGTACCATCAGCGCCTGAAAAAAGAATATAACCAAGACCATCACCATTCTGCACAATGGTATTTGACCCAAGCACTGTACCTCTACTTTTTGCAAGAGAAAGGTAAGCGCCACCGGTGCCATCCTGATTAGTTGTAATACCAAGTCCTGTAAATTCCCCAGCGCCTTCAATCTGAGATCGCCAAACGACTGTGCTCGTGCTACGCGCAGAAGACGTGCCAACTAAAAGCCTAGAACTGCTATCAAAGCGAGCGACTTCGCTTGTGCCTCTATAAAATACATGAGAACCAGTTGGAGTGGTTAAATAATCTGATGATGCAACCGAAACGCCAATCCCATGTTTAAGAGTCCCATCATTGTAAGTAAGTATTTTCATATTTGCGCCAGCAGTGCTGCTGTAGGTAGCGCCTAAATCAATGCACTCAGGAGTGGCTGTTGATGTTGCTGTTGTATCCCCCAGGGTAAGCCTTTGCCTTGCGCTTGTAGTGCCAATCCCTACGCGGCCGGAGCTGTCAATCGTCATCCGCGCAATCGGAGGATTGGCCGCACCAACATAAGCACCCCCTGGGTAATAATCACTAATGGCAAACGATGCGCCAGGAATGACGCAAAGACCCCACTGCCCTATGCTTGAAGCACCAAGATTAATCGTTGCACCGTAAGTGGTTGCTGGATCACTTGCGCCGCCTGCACTAAAATCAGCTACAACTCCTCTGCCATTAGGGTTTACTGTGTTACCGCCAACAGCAACCGTAAGTCCTTCTGCAGTATAAGTAGAGTTACCGGTAACACCTTGAATACTTGCTCTTGCCAATACCGCCGTACTTGTCCCCACCAGAAATCTGCCGCTGGAATCAATAGTCGCCCTGATCGTGTTGTTGGTGCCAAACTGGACCGGATAGGCGCCACCATTGGAGATCACCGTTGCGTAAGGGCCAGAGCCAATAGCAAGGCTTCCTCCCGTGCTGTTTTCGGTGCCAATAGTCGAAACTGTTGTGTTCACATAGGCCGTATATGTTGCTTGAGTGCCAGTTGTTACAGAGATCTGCTGCTTGCAATCTGTCGAGGTGGCAGAATTGATATGCAATCGGCTTCCTGCGGCAGGAGCCGTGCCAATGCCAACATTCCCGCTCGCATCAACAAACAATCGCCCAGACCCATTAGTTGAGATGGCTAGTTGATTTGCACCCGGACTATAAATACCTGTATCGGAATCAGAGGAAAAAGTATATGTTGGTAAGCTTTCACTACCAATAGCATTGGCTTCTAATTGTCCGTCTACATCAATTACAAGTTTAACTTGCCCGTTTGTAGTAAAACCTATTTCATCGGCAGCGGGGCGATAAATACCAGTATTTGGATCTGAAGTAAAACTAATAGATGGATTTGTTGCTGTACCTGCAGCAAATACACCAGAGGTAATGGTATGAGTACCGCCACTAATGTTATTAAAATTACCGCTTGTAAAGTTTGCGGTAGTACCAGTTACCGTAACACCTGAAAGCTGAGTTGTAAACGTACCAGAAACAGCAGTTAAGTTACCAAATTGACCCGCAGAGCCGGTAACAGTTGCGCCAGAAACCGTTGTACCACCTCGAATAATGTTGCCTGAAATTGTTCCGGTAGCCGTCAGGTTACCGGAAGTAGAAGCAACAATACCAGAAACGGTAATTGTCTGATCAACTCCACCATTTGTGAAGATAATGTTATCAACTTTTAAAGTACCGTACGGCATGGCTCTTGTTGCTTTTTCTTTATTTTAACCGAAACAATTAAGGCAGAATTGTAATTGTTCCTCGGATAATTAAACCTGCATCACCAGAGATAACGCCAGAAGAAATAAGAGCTGGCGTTGCTCCAGATGGTGCAGTGAATACGCCTGATACACCGGTCACATTTGTAAACTGTGCAGTAGTTCCAGTAATTGTGGTGCCTGTAACTGTTGTAAACCCTGCAGTTCCACCTGTTAACGTGGTAAATTGACCAATATTTCCTGTGACCGTAGCCCCTGAAACACTCGTTGTTCCAATAATAGTTCCACCTGTTATATTTGTTGCTTGCACTGCAGAGCCTGTAACTGTTTGCCCTGAAACAGTTCCAGTTACATTAATTCCGGAACTAAAATAACCGGAACCAAGAACCCTAAAGTCGCCACTAATAGTAGCTCCTGCAAAGGCAAGGTTTGCTGCGCTTAAGTTTTGAAATATACCGGATAAAAATTGTGCACTTTGACCAGTAACAGTAGCACCCGAGAGTTGTGCAGTAAATACACCGCTAGCACCAGTAATTGTTGCAGCTTGAACCGTATTGCCTGTTATTGTTTGCCCAGATATCTGAGAGGTGAATACACCTGTGATACCCGTAATCGTTGTAAATTGCCCGAAATTGCCGGTAATTGTTGCGCCTGACAGTTGGGTTGTGAAGACTCCTGATTGGAAATTGGATGTGGTTCCTGTGACCGTTGTTCCGGTAACTGTTGTAAATCCTGCGGTATTTCCTGTGAGGGTTCCAAATTGTCCTGCATTGCCAGTAATCGTAGCGCCAGAAATTTGAGACGTAAAAACACCGGAATTTCCGGTAATTGTTGAAGCTCTTACCGTATTACCAGTAATTGTTGCTCCAGAAAGCTGATCAGTGAAGACACCAGAAACTCCCGTAACATTGGTAAAAAGAGCCGTGTTCCCGGTAATGGTTGCACCTGATATGCGATTAGTAAAAACACCGCTAATACCAGTAATATTTGTGAATCTGCCAGTGTTTCCAGTAATTACGGCACCCGACAATTGCGAAGTAAAAACCCCAGACGCGCCTGTGACAGTTGTAAATTTGGCTATATTACCCGTAACGGATGTGCCAGAAATTTGACTAGTGAAAACACCTGATTGGAAATTAGCTGTTACACCAGTAATTGTTGAACCAGTCAAGGTTCCTGTTACAGTTACTCCAGAAGAGAAGAAAGAGTTTCCTAATTCTCTGAATGTACCACTGACCGTTAAATCACCCTGGGTAGTATGGCCGCTAGCTGTAAGATTTTGAAAGGTTGCGTTTGTAGCGTTGACGGTGGTACCAGTAATGGTTGTACCGCTGAGGGTACCGCTGACATTCAGGTTATTTTCAATGAAAACACCACTGAAGTTGGCAACTCCAGTCGAAGTAATTGCGTTAAAAGTTGCTTGGCCTGTGACCGTAAATGTGCTGTTGATTAAAAGGGGACCTGTCATGGTCCCACCGCTAAGCGTTAAATATTTTATGTTAAGGTAATTACTAAATTCACTTAAAGTAATTTTTTTATTTTTTAACGTCGGGTCGACTTCAAAGACGCGAACAAGAGTCAGCAGATCTTGCTCTGCCAGGATTGCGCCTTGAATTGAAGGCAGTTCTGTAATCCTTCTATTGGCCACCTATATCAAAAACAAAGCCTATGTAACTGATTATAGGTGGCCCTAGTTCGAAAGATCTTATTTCACTTGAATTTCAATACGTGGCAAATTCTGAGAAGCGAACCCCCAGATCCACTGCGTTCCAGTAACTGCACCAATTGATAATGCAAAAATCACAATGAGTTCTGCAACTGTCAGATTACGCCTTACGTAGACAACTTTGGGTTGTTCAAAGGGGGAAACTACTGGTCCCTTAACTGGTTCAGAGATTTGATACACCTTCTTCTCTTGTGGTTGCTGTTGTTGTGCCATGTATTGGGCGACAGCAAGTTCTCTGGCTTGTTGCTTCATTTGTTCCAGGACTTCAGGTGTGATCTGACCTGGAATCGGTTGGTTTAATTGAGGAGGAATACTGGAAGGAATCTGGTCTTCCATAAATCATGCAAAAGGTTTACAAAAAGACTAGCATCTAAACAGATTGATTGTTGCAATGAATTACGGATTGCGAAAAGGACTAGAGGACATTGCGTCCGAACTAAAAGGAATCAGGAACGTTCTTGCAACCATGTGGCATTCTCGTTACAACGACGGCGAGACTGACATGATCAATCCAGAGGTTTATGCTGATGAGTATATCTCAACAGAAGAGTGCGCCAAACGCTTGGGGGTGTCCGATCAGACGATCAGAAACTGGATTCTTTCAGGAAAAAAGCGACCAGAAAATGGCTGGATTTATGGGATTCACTACATCAATATCAGTCCGGTCGGCGGAAATAAACAGATTATTCGCATTCCTTGGAACCATTTAATCCAAAGTTTTACCAGGGATACCAAGCCAAGCTATAGAAGTTTTGTCGAGCGAGACGTAGTTAAATATTCGTCAGGAATGAGGGACGCAAAGGATTCTTACATTCCAAATCCATCTGTTCCAAAAACTCCAGATTTTGATGACCCGGAAATTACAGAGGAGTTGCGATGACACATAGATTTGACGGCTGGTCCATAAGCGATGTAACTTTGGAGAATTTTGCAGAAATTCTTCCCAACTCCCTTTGCCTTCAGATTGAAATTTTTCTGCCGCCATCAGGTTCTTTTGATACCCCAACCTTGCGTCGGTACTTGGAAAACTTAAAGAATTATGAAGAAGAGGACCCAACTTTTGCGATGACGCTAGCCAATAGATTGCGTGTTGCGTTCCAGGATATGGAACCGGATACGATCTGTGGTAAATTCCCCAATGCTGATCTGCCTTTGAAACGTAGGCTTCGTTGCGTTGCTGAGTATTTAATCAGGGCTGGGGAATTTGATAAATTGCGCGACGAGAATGGTAAGCTCATTAAGAAAAGAGGAGTTCTCGGCAAACTTGTCGTTATCTACCAACCGTTAGTTAAGATGCGTGAAACTCTAGTTCGTCAGGGATTGGTGAAAAAATGAGCCGTCGTGAAAAATTAATTGCTTCTGTCATTGGTCCTGAGCTTGACCAAGAGAAAGCCAAGATGTTAGATACAACTCTCAAGTTGATTCTTGGGGACATGGGCCAGATGTTTTCCAAGTTTTGGGAGGCTGAAGGTCCTGGTGTTATGTGCTTTCAACCTGAGCAGGTTGAGAAATCAATGTTTTATTTGACATTGAAAGAACTTCATGCTGCACAAGAGGAGTGCGAACGAGAAGATAACGGAGATCTTGCTGAAACTTTTAGGCGCGTTTTGCAAGCTGCACAAAAAATTGACCCACAAGAGAGCGCTGGCTACCTTTTGAACGACAAAGCGGGTATTCGTTTTGTTGCAGTTGATTACAACAAAGTATCTGAAGACTGATGCCTGCTTTCGTTGGCAACAAAAAAGTTGAAGACTACGAGTGGATTAGTAACAAGAACATGATTGATTCTGCTCATCTCGTTATGGGCGGCATTGATCTCGATCCAGCAAGCTCCGATAAAGCCAATGAGTTTGTTAATGCAAAGAAATATTACACACCTGTTGATGACGGGTTGAATGAGATGGAGTGGTTTGGAAATGTGTATGTATTTCCTCCGCGTCATTCATACTTCTGGCATCATGGCTCCCAGCGGTGGAAGATGACCAGGGGGTTGTCTCCTACTTTAACTTCCAGCTATGCACTCTGGTGGAAGACATTAAAAAGAAAGTGGGTTAGTCGAGAGATTGAGCAAGGTATTTACTTTGCTAATGCACCTGACATGTTCATGTACTGCCAGGATATTTTTGATCATCCTGTGTGCGTATTCAGAACAAGACCCATACTTCAGCAGCATTTCTTCCATGACGGAACCATGAAGAGTCGTAACACTTGCGTCTCATTTGCCGTGTTTTTGCAGCCGAGTAAAAATGTAGCCGACGCCACGCAACACTTTGTTGACGTTTATGGCGAAATGGGTCGCATTATTGTTTGAAGTAGCTAAGATCTAAAAGCTTTAGTTGAGTTTATGAGCATTCTGTCGGACCGCGAAATCAAAGAACTTTCGACTGAAAAGGGCATGATCCAGCCGTTCCAGGATCGTCTCATCAACGAAAGCAATGGACGTAAGTTGTTGAGCTATGGACTCAGCTCTTATGGCTATGACATTCGTCTCTCTCCTCAACAATGCCTAATCTTTGGCCGTACACAATCTGGAGATTGTGATCCCAAAGATTTTGATCAAGGTATTCTGCGTCCTGCTGAATTACTGGAAGATGAGAAGGGTCAGTATTTCCTTTTGCCTCCGTTTGGCTACTGTCTTGGTGTTGCAGAAGAGTATTTGAATCTTCCTAAAGATGTTACTGTTGTTGCCGTTGGCAAAAGTACATATGCCCGATCGGGAATCCTGGTAAATATTACACCAGCCGAAGCGTGCTGGTCGGGACATTTAACGCTTGAGATTAGCAATTGCACTGGACTCTTTAATCGTATCTACGCGAACGAAGGGATTTGCCAATTGCTTTTCTTCCGGGGCAAAGAATGCGAAGTGGATTACAACATGCGCAAGGGTAAGTATCAAAGCCAGCCCAAGGAAGTGGTCTTTAGTCAGGTTTAATTAGAAACCTCTAAAGGTACCAGAGAATGGTTGGGGCTTACGTGCGTAACCAACGCCTCCCGTAGGCCCCATCTCATCGCCTTGACTAGGCAATACCACCCCATTCAAATTAGCCTCGTTCCTGGGCGTCCTGCCCCTGATCTGTGGCTCATCAATTGAAGCCCGTTGTTTATATGCACCAGCAGTCTTAGCTGCTGCCATGTATTTGTTTACACGGTCTTGTTGTCTTGTGTTGCGAATATCAACTTCACCTGCAATATCTCTTCCTGTTTCATCCAAGCGCCTGACATCTGTGTCATAAGCCTGTCCTGGATTCAGATCTGAGGTCTCAGCTCCGGAGGTACCAGAGAGCTGCCGTGGATCGTAAGTGGGATCGAAAAATCTTGCCATGATATTATTTTAAATGAAGGAATTCTGGTTAAAAAATAATGATGCATGCAGCGATGACACCTGATGCATTCTTAAATCAATTTGTTATCAACGATGAAGTCATCAATCGTTGCATTAGTGAGGCTGATTTTGATCAGCCCCTGGACAACGAAAAGCATGACGTTCCTCTTCAGGACATGTACAATAGAGGTTTAGTGTTGACGCAACAAGGGCGTGAACGCACTAACCTGCAACTTGAAGGAGGCGAACGATGCGGGATGACAGGCTATATTCCGAGTGCGGAACAGGGACTACAGATGGGAGCATCACCCAAACCCAAGACGTTAGTGCTGGAGCTGGGGGAACCGGACGAGGAGGAGAAAGAAATGTCGATGAAGCGCCGTGGTTTAATCCGGTAGATGAGTGCAAGGACGGTTTCTGTCCGATGCCTGCACCAAAACTGGTTGTTGCTAAGCCAGAGGTTGACATGGTGAATCATCCACCTCACTATGTTAACGATAGAAAGAAAATTGAGACAATCGACAAGATTGAGGATGCAGTTCAGTTTGCACCTAATGCAGTTCTTGGCGGCCTCCAGTGGCAAGTGATTAAATATATTGATAGGATGTGGGATAAAGAAGATCCCAAGAAAGATGCGAAGAAAGCAATGTGGTATTTAAAACGTCTTATTCAAAAGTTAGAAGACTGAATATTCACGGTCATCATCGTCGTCATCTTCTTCATCATCCCCCTGGCACATCATTGCTAGCTCAACTAGCTCAAGCTGGGTGGGGTGATCAAATTCAATTTCAATATTTTCGTCCGCAAGAAGATCTTTGATTGCTGCCCACTCAATTAGGCGACGCTGGTACAGATTGAGCAACGCAGCATAAAGTTGATCCCACGTCATTTCTTGGGCTTCCAGCTCCGCTTTACGCATTGCGAATTGCAGTTGAAGCGGGAGTTCTAATTCGCGGGGACGAACTGCGTCTTCCATTTCTGTATGTCAATCTGAAAATATTCTAATCCCAAGAGATGGAGATTGAATCGTTTTCTTCGTAGTCGGAGTCCAGCTCAAAAGAAGTCTCTGCTTCAAAGCTATTGACAAACTCAGCCAATACGTAAGGGTTTGTACTAGCTTCCAGGGAGCGGATCGCCTGTATTTGATTGGGTTGCGCTGAATAATTCCTGAATGCGTCAAGGAGAATTTCCCCTCTTTTATCAATTGGTGTCTTGACTTCAGCCAAGAAAAGATTGGACTCTTCCCTGCGGCGATCAACTAGACCGCCAATGACTTTGTAGTAGGAATCAAAGATCCAATGTGTGATTTCTTCTGCGGCACCGCCCCAATATTCATTTTCAACAGCATCAATAATTTCACTGTATAGGAAAGGCTCCCAGCCAATTGAATGAATAAACGAGATCAAAGCCTCCCGCATGGAACTATCCAGGCCAAGGTTGAGGCGTGTCAGCTCGTCATCAATGAGTTCAACCTCGTGGAACAAGTATTCCAAAGCTTTGTGTTGTGTGCAGCGATGCCCTTGTTTTACAGGAGAACCGTCTGGATAATATTGCGTTCCATATCCAATAGTGTAAGGAGCGCCACCAGTGCTGGGATCTGGGTAAGCCTTTTCGCTGTACCCTTCATACTTTTTGATGATGTTAATCGCACGCCGAAAATCGGCCATGAAAAGTACAGCAATTACTTTCCATAATAGTGTTAATTAAATTAAAGTGTTAACCTTTGCCCTGACCCCTGGACTTTTTACGTCCGTGAGAAGGTTTGGAGTTCTGTCCTTGACCTTGCCTCGTGAGCTTAGGTTGTGATTCTTTTTTCTGAATAGTGTTGCCTTTTACTTTACCCATTTAGGTCACCATTTTTAGGATTGGGATGATGACGACGCCTGTTGTTACATTGTTCAACATGCGTCGCCCATCTAACGTTGCCTTTTTCATAATTCCCCCAGGGATTTATTCGATCTAGACTTTTTCCATCTGGTCGCTTTCCTAATTCTTCCCAAAATTCTTCAAAATTTTTAAACCGAAATTCAACATCAGAATATGCATTGTGATGATTTTCCTGCACACGTTTTTTTGCTCTCCAATAACTTTTCCATGATCCTAATTTTTCAGGGTCATGTTTAGCTGATTTATTTTTTATGTTTAATTTTCTTCCTGTAAACGAACAGGAACGGCAAATCCATGTTTTTCCTTTCCGATTAAATTGATCTATTCGTATCCTAGAGGAAATGGCGCATTGATTGCAGTTCACATCGACATAGTTCCAGGATGTGGCAGACATTGCATTAAACCATCTGAAAGTATTATACCACTTAAGATCATCCACTTGACGCGATCGGCCCAGTAAGCAGCAGACATCTTTCCTTTTGCAATGTTTTTAGAGTGCCTAGCCTTAAAGCTTTCCCTCCGTTTGCGATAAGCCTCCGACTCACCTTCTTTCTTGGGGCTACCACTAACTCCTTGCTGGCCAAAACGAATAATTTTTTCTTCCCCATCCTTGCATGCTTTAACCACATGTGATTTTGTGGGGTGACCAGGAGTCTTCTTTGGTTTGTTGCAAGGCATTGAATCCTTGTGAAGTTTTGCCGCCGTAGCTGCTTTCTTATGTTTATCAGCCATCAACTCAAGCCTTTAAATAAAGATGTGAACTCATCTAGGAAACCTTGACCGGCTTTTGATTTTGCAGGTAAGTCTTCATCTTCATCAATTGTAAAATAACTTGATTTTGTAGGTGTTTGTGTTGTTGTTTCTTTGTCTTCACCAAAAAAGTTTTCAATCGTTCCAAGTGATGCAAACGGATCTGAGTAGTCAAGTCCAGTGGCTTTAAATGATTGACTTGTGCCAGCCTTGGTAAGTGCGGCTTGTTCTGACCTATCAAGGTCAGGGAAAAAGTTTTCGTAAAATTCATCCTCTGTCCCTTGGAACCCAGCAGATTGAAACGTTTTATAAAGCGCAGTTTCTTCTCCTGTGCTTTTAACGGGTTTGTAATCTTCTTCTCGCTGGATGTAAGTAACACCAAGAAGTTGCTGAGTTGGCTTTTCTTTTTTTTCGTTTAAAAATTTAATCTGTTCTCTAATATCTTGGGCTGAACTGGTTCGCAAAGTTTCTGTAATTTGTTTTTTTAAATCAGTAATGTCTCCAGAAAAGTCCTTTAATTTGTAGTGGCCCAATACTTCTTCCCATGTAGTTTTATCGTTTGGATTCAAACCTTTTAACATCTCATCAGCAAATTCTTCTGGCTTAAGGAATTGACCAAAAACTGTTCCTTGCTTTAAAGCTTCTTCTTTAAGTGCCGGAAGAATTTTGCTATAGATTTGATCACTTACTTTTGATGCGTTAAGGATATCATCAGCAGCGTCGTAGCCCTGCCCTTGTCCTTTAACTTGAAAGTGCATGCGGGCAAATGCGTCTTTGTCGTTGACGTTGACGCCAAATCGATAGGCTTGTGAAGTCCAGTACGGATCGCCTCTCTTTGCTGCTTCCCAGTCTGCACCAACAGTAGAAGCTTGATTTACATATTTTTCTTCACGAGCTTTATCTCCAGTTGGGTTGAAATAAAATGCAGAGTCAAAGTATCGTTCTGGAGTTTGCTTAAGCTGGTCAATGTATTGTTGAGCACGGAGATCAGCAACTAATTTGACAGCACTAAGAATATCCTGCGTTTGAAATGGGTTCTGCTCTGATTTACCTACATCAATGTATTCAATGAATTCGCCCATTGATTTTGATTCGTTAAATCTTGGAATCAAGTATTGATCGATAAAGTCTCTGGCAAATTGACCTTGTACTTTTACACGTTCTTCCGCTTCTTCTCGTGTCAAGCCAAGCTCTAGGTCTTCTTGGTATTTGGTTTTTAGTGTATTATCAAACCATTGCTGCCAATTATAGGTAACTTCGTTGTTAATGCCAGTAATTTTTTGAAGAGATTTTTCTAGTGATTTTTGAGAATCTTTTCCTCCCATAAAAGAGAGCATTCCGCCAATACCGGTATCACCCATAATTGAATTAGCCAAGTCTTTGTTGATATTGGTAATTTCTCCCAGTGAATCAAAGTTAGAGAACAGGGCCAGTTCTTGTTCTTTTGCTTTGGCTTTTTTCATTTCAGCAATAGTTTGCTTTAACACATCTTGAGTTAAAGCCCCAAATCGTTTTACGTCGACGATTGCTTTTTCGCCAACTGCTTGATTTAATGCGTCTTCCAGTTCAGTGATGCCATAATCAGCATTGATGTTGTACTGAAAAGAAATTGCTTTGTCTTCAGGACGATCAGACATCCTAAACAAGACGGCAAATTCGTCTTCTTTGTTTGGGTCAAGAAAATATTTTTTACCTAAATCTTTCCAGTAAGTATCACCAGTTTTTGCTGCTTGCCAGGCGCTTGCAACTTCTGGAACATTTAAAAGTCGTTCCGTTTGTGTATCTGTATCAAGACCTAATTGAATATTGCGCACGTCCTGAAGATCTTTGTCGGTTGGCTTTTGTTCTACATACTGCTTGGAAGCGGCAAGCTCTTCTGCTTTGTTTCCACGGAAACCAGCGGGCTTCCCTTGATTGGTGTAATGATTTAAATAAAAACCATTCTCACCATATCGTTGAGTAATATCAACGTTATCATCGGCCACAGCAGCCGCCCATTGTTGAGCAACTTCAGGATTTTGTTGTTTGTAATAACTTGAATCAAACTCACCAAAGGGAGGTTTAGCTCCAAGGTTGGTATCCCACTGTTGGAGTTTTTCTGTTGTGTAATAAGCTTTGTAATAATTTTCAAGAGTTCCTTTTAATGTGTCATCAATACCTTGTATGCCTCTAATAATATTTCTTTGTCCTACATAATCACCCCCCTGGGTAGATGCAGTAACTTGTTGAACTTTGTTATAAGCATTATTCTTATTTGTGTTACTTGTATTTAATTCTTGATTTACAGCGCTGAGTTCTTGAATTTTTTTATTCTCTTCTGCATTCTTATTGTTGGTGGCTTGATTGGCATTATTTGCTTGAGTGTCAGGAATATCTCGACCTGTTTTAAACCAGCCGGCTCCTCTGTACCACTGCACTTCTGGCTTGGTAAGATTTGTTGGTAAGTCAGTGGGTAGTAACTTAAGACCGCCACCTTCTACTGTTGGATAATCAGTTTTTTCATATGTAAGATTCCACTTGCGTGCTGCCGGATCATATAAAAGTCCCATGTCAAACTGCCGGTTTTAACTCTTGTAATGGATAAGAAAAAATGTCAACAACTTCTTGTGACATCCAGGCCTTGATTCTTTCCATCTTAACCTGAGTAAAGAATTCTTGCTGTTGATACCATTCTTCAACAGCAGTACTTGCTTTGGCGCTATTGCAGCGACGGCATGCAGGAATCAGATTGTTCCTATTGCTAGAACCGGACTTAAACCTTGGGACAATGTGGTCAAGACTTGTAGCAACGTCTTCGCAATATGCACATTTGTACTCCCAGAACTCGTAAATAGATTCTCTAAATTTCTTTTTTGCTAACTTTGGAGTTAATTCGACCAGCAGAGCAAGGGGCGCGTGCTCGTCATGGAACATACTCTTTAGTTGCTGTTAATATATTTTAAGATTCCTAAGCCAACTTGAAATTTTAAAGTTTTGTAAAGGTCGCTTGACATGCTCTAATGGCAGGGTAGGGTATATCTGAACACATCTTTGTTCTTCATGGCGGCTACAACTGGCTGGGTTTCAGCCAACAAAGCATGCGAGTCCCTGGGACTTGATAAGAAAACGCTTTTCAAGATGCGCGACGATGGGACCCTTCGCCTGGGTCCCCATTATGCCGCATTTAACAATACGTTTTCACGAGACTCGTATCGTTGGCACGTTGCTAGCGTGCGCAAGGAATTAAGGAAGAAGGGGATTCCTTTTGCCGATCCGCTTTCTTTGGAGAATACAGAGACTTCCTCAACTGATACGCAAGTTGAAGATCAGTGATGTTTAATGAAACTTTTTGAGTTTCAATTGCATTACCGAGTTTAATTTTAATCTTATCAAAGCAGTCTTCAAGATTTGAGGGCTGCTTTTCTTTTAGTTGAAATAAGACAAGCCACTGTGGATGTAATGGTTTAATCTTCTTTTTCTTTGTAAGAAGAACAATTGTGTTGTCTGAGTTCCAGGTAAAACTCTTTAATTCTTTTGGATGTACACCATAAGTTGCTGCCATGCCAAAGAGCCAGGCTGCAGCACCAAAACTTTTGATCCTAGATAGCTGAAAGTAATCGTCTACGATCGCCTGATCGGGCGGAGGGGGATGGATAGGTTTCATTGGTCTCTGGCGTTTAGGCCAACTAAACCTTAAACCTTACCAGGCCCAGGGACGCATTAATGTGGAAATCTTGTTGAGTCTTAATAGACTCAATACAAGTATACACTAATCCAACATTGTAAAGTTTTCTATCAATATTTTGTCTGTCGCAATGTTGAACAGCTTTTGAATTACGGGATAAAGAATTGGCGACTGAGCGTTATAAGGTGGTACATCCATAACAGAAAGAGAACGCACTGTTTTAAAGTATTCTCTGTCTTTTTGAATTTTGATTTCAGTTTGTTTTACAAGCTTTTGTTCCCATTCAACCATGCCTGTAATGCCTACAGGAAAGTCAGATGGTTCAGGAGGGAATAGCTTATCTCTAAACTTAAGAGCATAAATGTGTTTGCAATATCTCAACTCATCTAACAAAGGAGTCCAGTTATCTGAAATGGTAAGAATAATGTCTTGAGGAATTGAGTTCCCATCGGTTGATAACGAGAACGTACTGTAATCGTCATAGCCAGGCATGCCTTCTGCCGTGGAACCAGGGATGGAGATGTTAGGTGTGCTTCTTTTGTAGATCGCACCAAACTCTCTGTAGACGCCAGGATTGTCACGTGTTGCCCTTATATCCGTATTTGATGCATCGGTAACGGTGTAATCTAATTCAAAACCTTCGGGTGCGTACACATCCAAGCTGCGATTGACACCTGGAGCTGTCATTGCACTGTTGTTGACAACCCCATCTACTTGCGTAACTTCAAAGCGACCAGGCTTAATAGCGGATACGTTTGTTCTTGGGAAAAACTTTTTAGTTGTATTTGCTCCTCCCATTACAAACGAATAATCCCTATGCGTAAAATCTTGACAAGTGCACGCATATCTTGATCCTGTAATCAGGAATCTGCCGGGGGTGAAGCCAACAGGAGAAGGAGAGATGAATTGTTTATCTGGTGATACGTAAACAGAGCCTGCTTTTTTAAATGTCAGAACACCCGTATCTTGATTGATTGCAACAACAACAGCTTGAACATATCCATATCGAGTTTGAGTCTGCGGATTAATTGTGTCACTAGTAATAATTTGTCCGTCTTCAACAAGGACTCGGTCTTCAAAAATTTCTGTATTTGCAGGTTTTAAGCCATTGGGTTGCCCTGGAACTGAAATATAGAATGGTGCGGGAAGTGGATTAACAGAACTCCAGGTTCCCGTTAATTTGACATACCAGTAGAAAGGATCTTCTGTAACACTTTCAACAGATAGCTTTTGAGTGCTAACTGGATCTGTTAATTGATCTGTGCGTACAGAACCTGCATAACGCCAAATAGCCCAGTGCATACCAAGCTCTTTGTTGCTTGTTGGAAAACCAACAAATGCACCAGAGATTACAGTATTTGGATTCCCGGTACTTGCACTATCTGGCGTTTCGTATCTGAACGAGAACGTATATTCATTGCTATATGTATAAGCATTAGCAAGTTCATATCCTTTCCTCCATCTTGACCAAGCTGATTCCCTATTGGCAGCGTAGATTGAATCTGGGACGCTGCCCTTAGAGAATTCTGTTGTGATTGGTTTGATGACGTTAGGGTTAAATGGCTTTACTTCTTGAAAATTACCAAAGTTATTACCACTTCTTTTGGCCATTTATCAGAAGAAACCGCCCTGAGCGATTACGTGTGCACCAGGGTTGTAACCAGAGATGTTGGGGCCATCCGGGAAAACACCGACGTACAAACGGTCGCCACGCTCTAAGTACACTCCTTTATTGCGAAGAGGAGCAGTGTTGCCCAAGCCATTGGTATTGCCAGCAGACATGATAGGAGTAGCAAGAGTCGGAAGGACATCCGAACAATCAACCTCCTGCGTGTTAGCCGGAACAGTTTTGGCGCACACAACACGGTAGTCCCCAGAGGCGGGGATGGGGTTGGTTGTGCCGCGAGTATGGTACAGCACAAAGGTTACGGCTGGTTGAGTGCCGTAGTTGGTTCCGTTGTACGTAAAGCCCTGTACGATGCCCCCAGAGTAGTGGATAGCGGTGTTAACGCCCGTCAGTGTGGTTGTACCGGTGTAGGTGTAGTAACCGACGCCACTACCCGCTCCGCTGCCTGTGAGGATGCCTGTAGCGGTTACGTTGACGATCTGACCACTAATAAAAGAAACAACCGTTCCAGACGTTGAGGCGCTTACTGTGTAATCAGCAGCACGATAAAAATCATTACGAACAATCTTGACCGAATCAACGACACCACCGTTGTTATTATCTTCGCTCAACGTTGCGTCCATGTCGACCAGGATTGCCGGAACCTGACCACCCTGCACAAAGAGGGTATTGTTGGTCGCGCTACCAGCAATCTGAGTAGTTACCCTGACGGCATCATAAAGCGGCCTGTCAATAAAAACAGGGGACTTGTTTGTGGCGGTCGACGACATGTAACTGTACCTAGGTTGTTTTTATTATAAATCAATTAGACACCCATGGCCGTGTATTGAGCCATGCTAAAAGGCTCACTAGGCATCTTTGCAGTTGAACTGAATAAGCGTTCGGGATTAGATTGAAGATTTAAAAAAGTTTGAAACAATTCTCCAACATCTGATTTGGGTTGGAATTTAAATTGTTTTTTCCTAATGTAATCTGAGACTTGCTGCGGGTACTGACGATATTCATCTAAGCCCGCAAATCTGGCATCACTTGGAAGATAAGAATCGGAATCAACAACTTCAGAAAACCTGGCCATTACACGAAATCCTCCTCGTCTCCAGCTCTTAATCGATCCAAGAAACCTTGAAGATACTCATCTGCATTCATATTAACTTCAGGTAAAAAACTTTGTTTTCTTTGAAAATTTGGAATCACTCCCATAATAGTGCGAAGCAAATTGGCGCCAAGTCTATTGCCATCTTGAACAGGTGTTGAGGCTACAGGAGCAGTAGGAATGGCACCTGTAGAGGTTCCTGATGCCAGGTTTTTCCACCATTCTTTGGTTGGAGGTCTTTTTCTTTCATTAAAAAAAGTATTCTCACTTAAATCTGGAGTAGCACCAAGCTCTTTTAATTTTTGTGGAGTTAAAAACCTGCGTTCTCCTTGTACAACTGCAGGAATTAAATTAGTTGAATAACTAAGAAGATTTCCTGTATCACGCAAATATCTTGTACTGCGAAAATCAGTGACACCACCAAGCTGTTCTGCTGTGCGAGAAAGTTCTTGTTGGCCTTCTGGTGTTGAGTAATATGCGCGAGCTTTTTCAATTGATGGATTGGAAGAATTGAATCCACCTTTTTTTAAGACTTCATATTGACCTGGATTCAACCAACTACCAGAAGATCCAAACTGAGGATTATAATAGCGATTAAGCATGGACGCAAGCGTGCCAGGCTTTACCCCCTTCACTGGATCTCTTGATTCTCGAGAACCAACGTCCAGAAGCTTGTTTAAAAACGAAGGAGAAACTCCAAAAAGAGGTTGGGGAGCCATTTCAATTGTTTCCTTATTCTCCTACCCAATTTGAATTTGCCTTAAGTCCAGGGACGAATACTGCTTGAAGAGCCACAACTAAACTCAGTTTGGCAGTGAGACGACGAAGGAAATTGCGGCAAAGAATCATTGGGCTATTGCAAGGACACTGGTTTCCGTAGATCAAATGATCTGTTACCCAGCAGGTGGACTTACCCACAGATGTGGCGCCAAGTAACCCTAGTTTACCAAAGGGTTATTTTAGGCGTCCTTCAAACGCACGTTTAAGTAACGCAAGTTGCGTCTGAGTCAAATTCTCAGAAGAAGGAACATCAAATCCTTGCTTGAAAACGTTCTCTCCAATCATTGAAGGAGGGGCTTGCCCTGGTACGCTAACGCCAAGTTGTTGCGCATTTGCACCCATGCCAAAGGCATTCATGTTACCGGCTTGTGCTGAACCAGGGAACTGCACTCCACCAGGGGCACCGACTTGTTCACTGGCTTGCTGATACGTGGTTTGCGTAATGCCAGGGATATCTTTACCAAATACCTGAGTTCCGGACATTGCCGCAGATGTCTGGTAACCCACTTGTCCAGGCCTTACTTGTTTTGCAAGCGTGGGATTAGTAGTTGCCCAGATCTGAAGACCAATCCGTTCTTTATCTTCGGGACTTGCTGCGTTATATGCTTTACTTAACTCGGCTACTTGATATTTTTTAACAAGAGGATCTTGTTCTGTAAGTTGAGCAATGCGAGAACGTTCTTGTGTTTCAGCGCGTTCTGCTAAATTTTGAAAAGCAGTTTCTGCTGCTCCAAAAGTAGAAGGAGTATTCACTGGTGGATTAAAAACAGAAGCGGGAGGATTAATTGCTCTGCCTGTTTTAAAATCATATTGAATTCCGTTGACTGTATAATTCTGTCCTTCTTTGGCTAATCCTGCCGACATTCTTTTCCTGTCGTCACGTGTAGGGATAAGGCCTGCATTTCCCAGGATTTGCTGGACTTTGTCGGCTCCGTACAGCAATCCACTTAAGCCTGTCGCTTGACTTCCTAAACCACCAAATTTGCTGAGTATTGATAAATCCATTACCTCAAAGCCTCGTGTAAATAAATGCGTGATCCAACAGCAGTATCAGCAGGGCCTGGAAGTGCTTGAATAAATTCAGCACCAGACCTTTCGTAACGATAACGAGCTTGAAAAGGATCCTTGTAGTTGGGCACATAAAGAATATGTGCTAAACGATTTGTTTCGTACAAATAAATTTCGTCCCAGACCTTTAATGCTTCTCTGGCATTACTGGAACGAATTGTACGATCAACGTCGCCAACAATATTCTCAACGCGGGTGGAAGGCGTTAGTGCAACTTCAGTTTTCTTTTCGGCCGTATCACAACGACCAATCTGAATAATGATCTTGTCGTAAAAGTAAGAGTCCGGAACAGTGTTAAGTGATTCCTCTAAACGAGCGTAGTCACCAGCAGGAACCGACACCACATAGTAACCTAAGTGGTACCGAACTCTACTCTTATCAAAATCACTGAGCTGCACAGCTTGCGCCCTATTTAATCTTCATTATAAATTGAAGTAATCAAGCAAATAAACCCATTGCCTCTTCAACAGTAATAGCTCTAGTTTCCAGGGGGGAGGGTGCTTGCGTTGATGCATTGCGACGTGCTAAAGCAGTTTGTAAAGCACCTGCAATCAAAGTATCCTTCAAAGATTTTTCTCCTCCTAAAAGTGCAGCTAATAACTCATCATTCCTTTGCTCATTTTGTTGCCTACTATCTCCAGGGAGCTGGGGAGCCTGAGGGATTGCCCCCAATACATTTACATCCCCTGCTTCAGGACGATCAATATTACCGTGACCAACACGTGCAATGACACGTCCACTTGGATCCAGTGACTCAGAGAAGTATCCATAACCTCCGCCGGAACCTCGTCTTACTTTCCCTCCAGCAACAGCAGGTATGTAGATAGATGCATCTTCTACTGCACCTTTATCAAATCTGCTTTTTCCTTTAAAAGGTAAGTAGTAGTCAAATGATTGCCACCCGGCATGTTGACTGTGCCCATGTGCAGCAGCGGCTTTTTCTAATAGATCTACTTTTTCAGATAATTCTGCATTCGGATTCCAGCGTCTGCCAGAAACTGCAGGATTAGAAAATTCAATTTCTCTGCCAATAGCTTGTTTTTGCCTAGCCAAGGCATCAAACATCTTTACCCTTTCGGCAACAGGCAAAGAAGATAAAAGTTTTAAGTCAACATGATAAGGAGTCCCTCTGCCACCTTTTCCTTGTGGGGCAGTAAATCCAGATCTTTCTGTATAATACGACATTATTGTTTTCTTTTTATTCTAAAACTAAAAACCCCTGGTTTCCCAGGGGCTGTAAGGAGATGTAGTTTAGATGCGGATCAGATCAGCGGCAAAAACGGAGTCCCAATCAACTCGACGAATTTGACGCAACTGGTCGAGATTACTGAATCTTTCACCGGAAAGTGACAGTTGTAAATCTTTAATCTCTCGAGCAGTCTTTAATCCAATTCCTTTGATATGATCTGCAATCATCTGTGCCGTAGCACCGTTGATATTGAGACGCGTATCAGGAGGAAAGTTGCGAGGTTCTTCGTTAGCTGCCTTGTCTTTTACCTGAAGAGTTTTTACTTTCTTCGTTGCAGGCTCATCAGGAGAGAGTTCGGTTCGATAAGCGGTATAAAGGCGACCATCTTGATCTTCGACCATAAACCAATCGCCGTTATCCCATTCGCTAATGATTCGAACTCTTGCTCCTGTTTTGCGATGACGATGAAGAATCTCTTCAGAGAGAACAGACATAGGACCAGAAAATGTATCTGGTCCTAGTTTAACCTAATCAGCTAACAGTGCGACCCA